GTCTTTCAACAAGCTCCGCCTTTTAGGGCGGGGTAGTTGACAATCACCCAATAATTAAATCTTCGTCGGCAAGACGAGCTAACTCACCGTCTGCAACAACAATGTTTTCAGTGTGATTAGTGATTTTTACATCAAAGATTCCGTTTACAGACTGAGCCGCAGCTATGATCTCGGACAGCACAACATCTTGACCAACTTTACGGGAGTTGACGTACCCAAGAATTGCGCTTGATACCTGATTTAATACTGAAGACAAGCTAACACCCTCGTCTGTGGTAATGTCTACGACCAAACGAACATTGATTAAAACAGGAGGAATAACTTCAAACTGAGTACCCGCTGCTCCAATACCTGGGAAGTTTGAAGGATCTCTATCGAGGCCGTCGATGGTCCATTGCGCCAACTGAATCAGTCCAGTATAATACTTATAGCCGTCTGTACCTTCAATTTGAAGCCTTTCAAAGTTCAAACCATTATAATCTACGATAGCTCCAAACCGTTCAGAAGTATACCCTGAAACATCAATAGCTGTGTTAGCACTGTCAACAAAGTTGATAGTATAAGGTGCAGTTGCACCTGTAATGTTTGCAACAAAGGCTAAACGATTGATAGCAAACTTATCATTTGCGGAAATCGGATTTGAAGCAGCATCTGCTAGAACAAACTGGCCAGTAACATTGTTATAACTTGCGATCTGAGACTTATGTCCGGCATTCAAGCCAGAAGTAAACTCAAGCTCAAGACCGTCAAAGTAAGAGGGTAAAGCTGTAATAAAAGCTGCAGAAGTAAAAGTATCATAGGGAGCTGTGTTATCTCCTACAGTCACACTGCCTGCCGCTCTAAGGTTAACTGGCAGACCTTTAGCCAAACCAGAGATAGAGTTTACAGTTACATCGTTTACAGGTGCTCCAGCAACTATACTTTGAATTGCAATATCAATTGAGTTTGCTGTTCCACCAGAAACAAAAACTTTACCAAGTGACCCTGGAGTCTTAGTAACTAGCTGTACGAAGTCGCCACTGATACCAGTTACTTCTGGATCAATAACTGTAGAGATTGTAGTGATGTTTAAATCTTTTAAATGCTTAACGACGTTTTCAGCAGTTCTTGGAACTAAAGCAAAAGAATCGCCAAACGAAGAAGCTCCTACTACAGGAGGAAATACATCAGCTACCGTGAATTGTCCAGTAGTGCCGTTGTAACCAGTAACTCTTTGCAAGCTACCTTCAAGTAATCCGCTAGTCCAGTAAACCCAAAAATCGTTAAAATAGTCGTCGTCTGGGTAGCTAGATACAAGTCCAAAAGCTGTAAATGTACCACTACCACCTGTGGTCACGCTTCCGCTTACGGACATAGGAACTACGAAGGTCTTGTTAACTACATCACCATCGGCTATCACTACAAGTGATTGATTTGGTCCAAGTGTGTAGCCCAAAGCTCCATCTAAACCCTTACGATCTGAGTTATTAGAAATTGAGAAAGCCAAGTTAGCTTCTTGATTTACTTGCTCATCTGTTGAGAAATTTAAGATCAAGTTAGCTGAACCGCCAATAACCTGAATAGCGCCATCCGCCGAAAAAGAAGTTGTCTGAAGTCGAACAGAGTTATTTACTTCTTTTATCTTTGCGATACCACCAAGAAGTTGACTATTGATAGCATCAACAACCTCTTGCGCCGTGACGTTAGCAGGGTCAGCAAAATCAACCGCATGATTAAAAGTAAGAACTTGAGAAAGAACAAACTTATCACCGTTAACGATCGGATTTGTAACAGGAGTTCCTACGAAATTGATTTGCCCTGATACTGGATTGTAGCCAGATACAGTTGCAGTTTGGCCGATGTTGCTGCCGCTAGTAAACTCTAAGTGGAATCCGACGAAGAAACCTGAAGGGTAATTTTTAAGCTGCTCAGAAACTAAATTGTCGTAAGGAGAGATTAAATCGCCTGTAGCAACAGAGCCAATAAACCCTTTATTAATTCTTACGATAAGCGTAGAAGAGCCAGGCCCAAAATTAAAAGTTTCTGGTAAAGAGTCTACAAAAGCTCTAGTGTTAATAGAGCCGATTGTCAAAGTGTCATTCTCTTGAAGCGGAGATAAAAGCTCAATCTGACCGTTAGACCTATTTAAGATGTAGTCTCGGTCAGTTCCTTGCGAGATATTCCCAAGATTAATTCGACTTGCTGCACCAGAAGCGTTTGGACCTCTGTAACCTTCTTTAAGGTATAGAATAGTATTACTTTCGATAGTCTCTACTTTGGTCCAAGACCCCTTCCCATGAACATTAAGTTTAATCCACTGACCTTCAACAAGATCACTTAGGAATTGAGTACCTACTCCAGTTACAAGTTTAGAGCCACCAGTAAAGGTGACCGTTCCGGTAATTGGAGATGAGTTACAAAATCCTAATTCTAAAGCGGCTCCGCCGCCAATAATTCTCATAGAGGAGGTTGCGCTGTTTTCAACCTCTGAGATCAAGATCATGCGCGTTGAATTCACTGCGAGCTGAACCTTAGATTGATGAATCTCAGCGTCTGTACGGCTTACGACTTCTGACGCCAAAGCTTGGTTTGCGTTGGAAAAGTCGTTTGGTCCAAAACTGACCAACTCTGTATCATTATCTTCACCGTTTGAGGCAACCTCAAGCTGCGGAGAGTTCCAGATAACAAGATTACCTGATCCAGATCCACCAATAGGATAGTTAGTTGCCAGGATGAATTTTTGAGCATCTACGACGGTCTGAACCTTTGTGTAAAAGCTGTCTGGGTCTGTAGAAAGTTTTACATAGTCGCCTGGGTGAATATTCTCAAGAATAGAGTTAACGCCGCTACCAGGGGCACTCTTAGAAACTATACGCTGACCTGAAGCCAAAGTAAAATCACCATCTGTAGTTGTGATCACGGTAGTAGAAAGATCAAACGGCTGAGCATCACTAATGACCGACGCCGTAGTTCCATCTTTAGATAATAGTTTATCGTTTTTGTACAGTTTAGATGTAAATACGGTTTTAGTATTAAAGTTAAAAGCTGGCTGTGCTGTAGAAGCTTCTGAGATAGAGCACTCTTCGTTTATACGAGCAATAGGAGTGATGAAGATCTTTCTTAAAGAACCTTCAGTAATAGTTCGAGCCTCGATGAGGTTGGAACGCTTATTGATAGCTTGAGAAACCTCTACTGCTTTTGCTTTTCCAGGAGTTCTAAAGTCTGAAGAAAGGAAAGTGAAAACCTCTTCTTCATTTCCGACCTTAGTTATAAGAGTCTCTCCACCAACCAAGTTAAATGGCTCGCCAAATTGAGAGATAAGGTTAGCCTTTACAACAGGGAACTGCTGTAGCTGAAAGAAGGTCTCTCCGCCTGTAGCTTTGCTGATCAAAGTCTCAAGACCAATGGGAGCCAGTTCTGGCTCTAATCCCCTACCGTTATCGATATAAACCTTTGTGGGACCATCCGCCAAGATAACTGGAGGAATGATGTTGGCAGATACGATTCGAGAGTTGGAGTTTGGATCTACGATTCCGATGATTCGAGTTCTAATAGAGTCAGAAGTTCCGCGAGAAAGTGACTGAATAGTGTTTCTAATTCGATCACGAAGCTCTTGATCGGACTCAACATCTCTACCGTTTACAAACGGAAGTGGGTTTGTCACCACTGCTCCTGTAAAAGGCTCGTTAACGAACTCGATTATAGAGTCGGAAGGGACAGTAAAAGCTCCAGATTGGATAGCTGTGACAAGCACATTATCAATTCTGTTCTCGCCGTCCAAAAGAGTTACTTCTTGATTTAACTCAAAAAGGATTGCTTCGCTAAAATCGTTAGCAGGGATCCTTACCTCTGTTCCAGCAGGGATACTTCTATCCCCAAATTGAGCAAGGATAACTGTTTCGTCTGTGCCATGGTCTTTTGTGAACGTCGTGTCTAATGTGATGGTCCAATAAGCGCCATTATTGACAGGGGGAGTAGAGTAAGCGATAATCGACTCTGCGTTAGCAGAGCCTCGACCTACATAAACTGCTCCGGTTGCCGGAAACGAAGATGCGTCATCTACATTTACGATGTTGGATCCTGCTATAGGCCCTGGTAGACCTGCGTAGATCTTACTTGATACTTTATTAAAACGCGTATCAATTACGGAAATATAACCGCTGTGGGGTTGAGCTTGCAGGCGTGTTAAACCAAACTCTCTGGCTCGATTATCAAGATCAGTGCCGGTTGTAGTATCTAGGTTGTAACCTAGTATAATCTCAAGCATCGCTACGTACTGCTGAAAATCTTCTTGAGCTGCAGCTTCAAGTAAAGTTAAGATTACGGAACCGGGTGTGAAGTCGTTGATAGGCGTATTGGCTGCAACCGTAGCAGCCATGTTCGCAATGATATCTGCTAAAGATTTTGGTGTGAAAGCCATATTACTCCACTAACGCTAGTTGTATAGGGACCTCGTTATCAGTGTTTCTTATTCTAACAAAAATGTCAAGAACATAGACCCCACCTAAAACAGAAACATTCACCCTAGCATCTTGAAACCTAGGGTCCACTAAAATAGAACTAAGCACCGAAGTTTTAATTAGGAAAGCGTCTTTAGTTTTTTCTCCAGTTTGTAAGTTAGTACCTATTCCTGGATGCAGTGGTAACGAACCTTGCTCAATTTCCAGCTTTAAACGTAGAGCCTGAGCTGCGTTCGAAGCTCCTGCTACCAACTTTAAATCCTTTAAATTGCTAATTTCTAAGTCGCCATCGGCATTTATCTTTAAGTCAACTCCTAAGTCCTTTTCAGTTTGTGAAAGTCCCTTAGTTATATTGTATTGTTTATTTCTCAAAACGCCCATCTTAATTACCTACCAAAAGTTTGTCGCCAGGAATCTTCACGCCGTCTGATCTAGTTTCGGCAATATAAGGAAACTTTAAATTGTTCAAAATAACTAAATCTGGCCAGCGGGATACAGTACCGTAAGTTCGAAGGGAAATTTTTTCTAAAGTATCTCCTTGCTGAATTATTATTTCTCTGACAGTTGTGGGCGCCTGCGCATTAAATATGTTTTTCAGTAGCTCTTGCCTGCTCTCAAAATCATTTTCAATACTCTGCTGAAATAGCGAGTTAGTAGAAAGAACCTGGTTTAAAGCTGATATCAACCCTTGAGTAGCCCCCAAAAGCAGGTATTCATTTGTAGTAGCAATTTTAAGGGGATTAGCTTTAATAGTAGGGACGCGGTTTACAATTGAGTTGTAATCTGCATTTCCTAAATTTACTGCGTCAGCCAAATCGTTTAACAATTCTACAGCTTGATTTCTTAAATCTTCAACGAAGGCTCTAGGTAGAGGTTCTTGGGCCGCTTGCTCTAAAGCTAAAACGGAAGTTCTTATAAAATTCTCAGCTTGAGCACCTGACAATAATTTAGCAGAGGTAACTTTATCGGTAACACCTCGTTTGGAGAATAAGCCTTGAGTAACAGTTCCGGAAGAAGCAGAAACCACGCTAGAGCTGACTTGAGCGGAATTTATCGTATTTGTCAGTTTTATATCTTTAATAAGGTTTCCAATAGTTTTGTCAAACCTAGCTTCCTCAATCGAGAGTAAAGACTCATTTAAGTTTCGTCTTAAAGCTGCAGAGCTAGTGAGTATATTCTTTCGGCCCTCTGCAACATCTTTTAAAGCTGCTCCAAGAAGTCTTAAAGGGTTAATAAAGGTTTTATCTATTTCCTGAGATATAGATTGTACTAATTGATTCGTAGATCCAACAGCCGCTCGAAATTGCTGAATAGCTGCTGAAGCGTTTGCAGCCACATTTAGAATATCTTCTAAGGTTAAATCTGGCGGATTTTTATCTCCCGTTTCACCCAATTGATTAAAGGCGGCGTCTAAAGAACCTATACATTTTAAAACAATTCTGTACTGGTATTGCAAGGGCGCTTTAGAATTACGCTCCATTACAAACTCTAAAGGCTCAACAAGTAAAGCTTGTTGATCTTTTTCGTTAATAAAAACTAAGAAGATAGATCCTCTTTTATTTACTTTTTCTTCAGAGTAATTAATAAAAAATGCTCTTAAAGCTAAGAACTCTGCGTAACCGGATATAACTTCTCCGGCATCGCTAATACCATCTTTCTTAGATACCCCAGAAGCTCTTTCAGGCTTTTTTGTTAAATCGGAAAAGTTTGCTCTGTCTTGTCCATAAGAGTCCCGTTTACCTGGGTAAACTCCTGTAGTTCCTTGGATTACGATGTCTTTAAAAACTACCCCCTCTGTTTCAACTATAACCCCTCTTCGGGTTGCTTGAATATTTGTTGCAAAGTTCTCTTTTTGAGTTATCGCTTGCGGAGGTATGTCTAAATAGTACTCTTTAGATAAATTTAAAGAATTACTGTTTGCGCTACCTATGGCTAACTTACCATTAGCTAGCACATTTAACTCGACGACTCTAAAGCCATATCTAAGCTTTTTTCCGCCTTGTCTATTAGTATTACCGGTCCAATTAGAGGATTCTAAAGGTTGCCCAATACTTTTTAAAAGGTTTCTAGCTGCGGTCAACTTAGATGAAGCTTTGGAGCCTTCGGAAGTTCCGAAAATATTCTGTAGTGATTTTTTAAAGTCCTCGACTATCTTGCCAAAAGGACCTAACTGTGGAAACGCCATTATTTCTTCCTATATTTTATTTTTATCTTTTAAGAATACCACATCATTAAGGGATAATACTACTTAAAGCTGCGTTAGCCGACAGGAGTCCGGCATTTAAGTCTTGTAAAGTTGCCTTTACGTTTTTAGCATTCTCCAACAAACGTAGCGTTCCTCGCTGCGTATTACCTCTGGTATTTGCTATCTGATAGCGCTGCTCATAATAATCTTCAGTTTGCCCAGTATAAGCCGCCAGTATCTCAGCTAACCGAGCCGTCACCTGTCCAGCCCTAGTACCCCTTTCTGACGCTAAAGAAGCCAGACCTGTATTTGATATGTCTGTAGTCAAAAGATAGTTAGTTAAGAATGTGCTACTGGCGTTTATATTACTAGCTGCAGAAGCCAATTCAGCTACGGCATCTGGGTCCTCGTTAGAAGTTACGGCAGATAACTGATCATTTAGTTTACTAATTCGGTCATTTATTTTACTCTCAAGTATACTAATTAAATAATCCATTAGTGGTTGAAAATCGGGGTTTGAGGCCGTTTTATTAGTTCGTTCTGAGTTAGTGAAGCCCGTAAAAGAGTATAAATTCGCTCCGGCCGAAATAGTACCTGACGGTGGTACGATAAGCTCAATAGTTAAGTTTAGTACGTACGGAGGAGGTGGGGGGCTTGTCACGGGGGTTGCGGTTAAAACCTTAACAACCGCCAAGTCTCCTCCATCGATAACCAGAAACACCGTTCCTGCGGCTATACCAGAGATAGGACTAGAAGCGTCCTCTAATTGTAGGGTCGTGCTAGTAGGAGTCAAAGCAGTCTTAGTTTCCAGAGACGTAGGGTAACTACCAGGGCCGTACCCATTCTGCAGCACATCCTCAATATCTTCTTGATCAAGGATTAACTGCTGCTCGTTGATTGGATCAATACTAGTGTAGGCGGTACCATCAAACTCAGGGATACGAACTATGTCTACAGCCGGCGGCGTAGGAGCAAGTCTTCCACTAATAGGGTTACTTGCTACCGCTATTAGGTCTGCTTCACCAATTGGGTTAGCGATAAAGCTTCCGTTCAACGCCTTGCGTTCAGCGTCATACTTTTTGATTATGGAGTCATTGTAATAATTGAATAATGCTTTGAAAGCATCGTCAACTTTCTGCTTTTGCTCTATGATCGGATCTTGCAAGGGTACCGATTGAGCAATCGCATTTGACTGCTCAGTATTTCCTGCTATCTCTGAGTTTAATGCTTCTAGTTGATCTAAGGTTGGAGTTGGTTTTGGCATATTAACTCTTCAACTTTACAGACTGACTTAACAAAGAAGCTGGTGGAGGGACGGTTGGTGGCTGACTTGGCGCAGGACTTCCTGGGCCAGGATTATAAAGGTGTGTGTGAGAGGTGAGCCACGAAATCAGTTGTGGCCCTAAAACCGCCAAAGCAGAAGCGCCAGTACCAACATCAACCAGATCTCCACTAAGTTCGATCTTGCCATCCTTGATGGTTACAATACTTGAGCCAGCGGTAACAGTAACTTTTTTAGTACCGTCGATTTCAACCTTTGTTCCGCCTTTGGTAGTAAAAGTAACCTTATCACCTTTGCCGTCGTAAGTAACTTTTAAACCAGTCTTATATTCAAAATCCGTCTTTTCAGTTACAGCATCATGCTTCTGCTTAATAGTGTCCTTTTTTAAATTGATATCTAAGCTTCCAGTCTTATCAAGTTTGATAAATGATGGCCCAGTATCCTCTGCCTTTAGTTTACCATCCGGACCAAAGGGAGATTGATATGTAACAGACCACTCGCCGTCCTTATTAATCTCTACTTTTACGCCACGAAACAGCTTTACGTACCTGATACCTTCATCCTTTTTAGCTCCAGGTTTTTTGGGGTGCGCTATTGACCCTAGTATTACTGGATCGTTTATATTTCCGTTAAGGAACGATACGACTACGATTGCGCCATTTCTATTGCCAAAGTTATTGGTGTTGTCGTTGGCACCTTTAAAAGCAAATTCAGCCGGCTCTAAAATTTCCTCTTCGTAGTCATTAGCGCCGTACACAGAAGACATGCGCCGAGCAAATACAGTACTTAGCCCGCCTCTCCCGTTTTCTAAAGCCACTTCGTATTGAACAAAAGAACCACCAGAGGTGTTTTCTTTGGAGTCCACTGGAATTACTCTAAGAACTTGGCCTCGAAGAAGTTGATTACCTATTGAAAATACTCCCCCACCACGTTGAGCAGCTACTTTATTTATCATTTCCCGTAGCCTCCTCGTCCTCTGCTATTTTTAGTGTTCTCTAATGCTCCAGTGACTATTGTTGAACCAGTTTCTCCTAAATTATTAAAAGTTAAGAACTCTCCCGTACTTGTTACTCCGTGACTAACTTGTATAACTGCTTCATAAGAGTTCATACCGTTTGGCATTTGTCTGAAAGAATATTCAACGCCCTCTATATGAAATAATTGGTTTTGATCTTCTATTTCTAAATTAGTACCTATTGAAAAATAATTATTAGGTCCATCGATTCTTATTCGACCTTTATACAGCATGTGGCCTTTAAACAGCCAATCAGCTAAAAGAGCGGCAGTGACTTTTACAATTTTAACATCTTGAAAAGATTGACTAAACGTGTAATTAGTTCTAAACTCAAAACTTTTTAAACCATACCTCTTAATAGAAGGTACATTTAGTAATGAGACATATAAAGCGCCAACCTCTTGATTTACAACTTCTGGAGATACTACGATTTGATTTACTCTGTCTCTATTTGTTTTTGTTATTGTTTTCTCTTTTATACTTAAACTTTTTATCTGCTGTCTGGGTAAATCAGTAAAAAAAGTTTTTTTAACGTCGGCGGCGGCATCTTTGATTTTAGAGCCTCTAAAAGCATAAGTTTCTGAGTCAACTTTGCTAGAAAAAGGAAGTTGTCTGCAAATTAAACTTGGAACTAACTTTCCATCTTTCGGCACTAAATCCACATACATTTCATTTAAAGCAGGATTTTGTACGAAAGTTAATACTTCCCATATAGTTCCTTGAGCAGGTAACGTAGGAAATATAGTTTCTCCTAATAAAGGAGAAGCCCCTGTAAAAGCTCCTTTAGAATCATAGCTATGAACTCCAACCTGCGAAACAACATCTAAAATATCAATTACTGCTGGTTGATTTTTTTGAGGAGTTCCTTTTACAACAGTTAATAATTCTTTTGGGATGTACCAGTTTTGATGACTAGCAGATAGTTTATCTAGATTCCCGCCCAGCATAAAAGTAGCTATGCTTTTAACCATTTTATCAGGAGTAGATAAACCGCTATCGCCTCTACCGTTTTTTTTAGCATACTCAGTTAGTTTTTGCGAGTCCCCCATAAAATAAGTACCTAGTAGCGATGAAATTTGAGTATTTTTAAGAACTGGATTAAAGTAGAGGTTGGTCAAAAATACTTTTCCAATATCTGAACCTGAGATAACATACTCTAAGTAAGGAATCCCTGTTTCTGGATCGTCCCTTTCTACGACTGTCACATCTTCTATGAAGCCGATCATCTTTAGACCAGAATTTATAGAGGTGTCGGCGGTCTTATTTCCATTTCCCGGTATATCTGCTGGCAGCCCCTTTTTCATCCAGATTGTTACCCAATCTCCTACATTTATTAGGCTAGCGTAATTTAAAGAACTTCCTGAGGGTAGCAATTCCCCTTTTTCAGATCTTCCTTGTTTTAAAGTGAAAGTAAAGGTTCCTGCTGGATCTGACTTATTTTTTGAAACATCACAACTAATTACATCGTTGTCAATTTTAATTATGGATTGAGTGGAAAAATCAGCGCCATCTACCGTACCACCAAAGATTCCATTTTTATCGGCAGAGTCTAATTGAATTAAACCTTTTACAGCAGGGTTTGCATATCGGTAAATCCAAATCTTGCAACTGTTAAGTTGAGATCTACCTCCTACATTCAAACCTAAAACTGGAGTTTTTTTTCTTAAAAAATCATTCATCATCTTCCTAAATTATTATTATCTATTCTATTTATTGTATTCTCTAACACTTTGGCAGATCTTTCAATTACTTCAGAGTATTTTTTAATATTAACAGCAGCTTCACGCATGCTTAAATTAACATTATCCATACCAGCTTGAAAGGCTTTAAAATCAACTTGCTGCTGAATTTTGATTAAGTCGCCTTCTTTTCCAGATTGATCTGTCCCTCTGCCAGTTAAAACATCTTCAGGTAAAGGGGATAACATTCCACCTAAATTTGATCTCTCTCTGTCTAAAGTAGCTTCTGTTGTAGATCCAAAAATCAGGTTTCCTAAAAGTGTTTTTTGATTTGCATTCAGTCCAGGAAAAGCTTCGGTAAGATTGCTTTTTCCAGAAACTAAAGAGTTTATAATTGCTTCGGTTTGTTCTGCAGAAAGTTGATTAGACGTCCTTCGACCTAATATTTCTTTCATAGCTTCGCTTCCTTTATTAGAAGCTTGAGCTA